TGGTTACTCAAAGCGTTGCCGAGAATGGTTTGGTCGGCCTCGTCAAGCTTCCCCAGGAGGGTTCGGACAGCGCACGGAGTAACGTACTCCGGTGGGTGCATATCCTCAAGCATCAGCCCTGGTTGTGTCAATGACCCTGTAGGCCACCTCAAGAAACCACGGGTTCAGATTCCTGTTCACAGCACACTCTTTCATTGCCAAAGCCAAAGCTCCGCGAATACAATCGAAATCCTTATCCCAAATTAGGTTCTCGTCTAACAGTAGGTGTGCTGCCTCCATGTATGGGGCGAACAGTTCCGGGTCAATCTTGGATGCCTGCCTGGTCAGTGTTGCTTGCATGTTGCTCATGGTGCTTCCTTTCGTAGGTTGATTGGAAGTTTATTCGGGCAGGTCAAGGAAATCGAAGGATTGAAACGCCTCGTTATCAAACTGTGATAATTCGTTGACACGCACAAAAGCACCGGGTTCACGGCTGTCTGCGTACACTTTCCAGGCGAGTGTTCGGATCACCTGCGAATCATCGTCATAAACAACACCCGTGAGCGAGTCACCTACACCGCGAATGAGCTTGTCCAAGTCTGGTGGGACAGTAGGGTATGGGCGTTTCACCGTAGACACGGAAGAAGGCCGGTCAAGGTAGAACATTACTTCCAACTCAACCGGCCCTGACACGCGAGCCCAATCGCTTACGGTTACCGCGTGCTCTGCAGCTTCCCTGACTGCTGACCTCCATGCTGGGAGAAACTTGCTGGATTCAATAAACCTGTTGTTACCGATGCTTTTCTTCGACCCTTGAGGTGCGGGCCGGCCTAAAACATCAAAGGTTATCTCCACGCCCTCCAGGCTAGCGTTTCGGCTTCACAAAACTCATTAGAACCGCCAGACACAGCAGAGAGCCGAAAACCCATCCGAGGACACTCGTGACGTTCGTTTCGACCTGATAAGCGAGGAGCAGATAGTTCAACCCCATAGCGAAGGCGAGGATCCGACCAAAGTTCTCCATCAGAATGGGGCTTCCTCGGTGATACCGCCAGGAGTAGCAACAGGCCAGACCTCGTTCAGTGCAGCATGACCGGATTTCTCCACAACCTGGTTAGCTGCAGGCTCAACATTCTCGGCGCGAACCTTGATTGAGAAGCCGGAAGTGCCGTCACGCTTCTCAAAAACGTTGGTGCCGGTAATCCGACCAGACACCACAACCTGCTTCACACCCTCTAACGGTGTCCGGTTATCCGTGGTCACGTCATAAATGGTTTTGTCTACGGTTTCCCAAGTTCCCGCCTCAGTCTTCTTGCGAACATCAACGCTGACCTTCAGTGCGCGGCCCCACTCAAAGTCCTTCACATCGTTGAGCCAACCAGTCAACTGAATCTGTGCTTCATTCTTAACCATTACTTACCCTTCCTTATCGAATCCGATAACATGCGCGATATTCGTGCAGTCATTATGCCCGCAAGCTCTGACACCAGGGAAGATAGGCTTCCCGTCGTCGTCGATTGGGGTGATCTCGTCGGCTGCAAAGAAGCCATGCCAAGGCATACACTTCCCGTCAGCTGTGAGAGAAATAGTTTGCACTTTTCGTGCCCTACAGCTCGCGCAGAGAATAACCTTCCCCCGCCTGCTCGATACAGTCCAACGGTAACCGCAACGCTCACACTGAACCTCCGGCATCTAACGACCTACGGGCAATCTCGAGCTGGGCTTCTGTGAACTCATAACGCTTCACCCTAGCCGGTTTCCTCGGAGTTTTCACGCGCTTCGGCGGTGTGTACTCAGCCTCCGGTGCCGGAGCCTCCACCCGTGCCAACATGCGCTCACGAGCCCAATAATCCTCAGCACGTTTCCCCAGCCGTTTCTTCATCATGATCTGCTCCCACTGGTCAGGGTGCTCCTCACGCAGTTTCTTCAAGTCAATGCCGAGCTCCTCAGCCCAGAGAACCCGCCTGTGATTCGTAATCATCGGATCCTCACAAGAAGTACCGAATCCCGTACCGGGTCACGCCGGTCAGCATCACACACCAACGCAATCGCATCAGCAGACAACGGCTCAACACCGCCCTCAATGTAATACGGCAGAATCTCGGTCATTCTTCAATACCCTTTCAAATCGGCGAGCCCGCTCCAGCTCAGCAATGTATTCAGTCCGGCCATAACGCCACAGCAAGCGCGACATTGTAGGAACGCTGCGCCCTAACTGCTCACAAGCCATCACAGCGCTCATCCCGTTCGTGACAAGCCACTCGTACTCATCGCAAACCTCGCCACCCTTCATGCTCGGCATCACCAAGCCTCCTTCGCCTTATAGACGTGAGTCATAGCCCACGAGTGTCGGTCATCAACCCGCATATAGTCAGCCTGCGCGAAAATCAGAGAACAACAATCCAAGCACTCCAGGATTCGAAGGTTGTGCTCCTCGCAGATAGGTTGCGGATCTGACTTCCAATCAGCCTCCTCCAACTGTCTAGCCTCAGACACTAATTGCTCATCAGCTTTCGACTTGGCACGCTTAGCACCAGCCACAACATGACCGACATTCAAATACACGTCAGGCTTCTGCCTGAAATGCTCCTCGACGGCCTCCGTAGCGTAGACCGGAGCAACATCCTTCAACATTGCAGCCCAAGCCTCAACGACATCCTCAGATATCTTCCGCTGATCTAAAATTGACACCAAAGTCAATAGCGCTCTCGCTTGTACTTTGTCCACTTGATTCCACCTCTTTCTGTTCTCCTCGTAATAATTGCATGGATGCTCGGAAGTTCTCAACATTACGCTCCGAGTTTGTTTTGTCTTTGTCCCGTTTCTTATAGGGCTCATCTTCCCAACGCTCTTGATTCAACCAAGTAGTCGCCAGCGGTGTGAAGTCATAAGGCCGGTGGGGATCGTCACGGAAGCTCCGAACCCTATCCAGCAAATAATCCGGTTGCACTTTGTCGAGTGCTTTTTCGTAAGCCTTAGCTGCAGCACCTTTGCCTCGCTTGAGCGGGTAAGCCTGCCAGAAATCATTGAAGTGAACTTGTAACTCGTCAGGAGAGTAATTCTTAACTTCTGTTTTTCTAGTTAACTGGTCTTCTTTAGGCTTGGTCTTCTTATGCGCCTTGTTAGCCTTCGTAGGCTGAACCTTCGTAGGCTCAACCTTCGTAGGTTCCCAGGCCACCCCTGTTGGGTCGGTTGTTGTGTAGTCATATCCCGCTAGGAAGCCTTTTTCGTTGTGAACTTGCTCCTCGGATCGCTCGAGATAACCGTGAGCCATCAGCTCATTGATTATGCGTCGAACTTTGTCACGACCTATGCCGTTGACGTGAGCGAGTGATTGCAGCGAGATTCGCCAGCCCTCGGTGTGACTCAGCAGCTGCGCGTAAAGACCGCGAGCCTCGAGGCTTAGCCTGCTGTCCCTGAGATATGAGTTAGGGATCTGAGTGAAGTGATCATCAAAATCATGATGGCCTCTGATAAGTGCCATTGTGCTCCATTCCCCGGCTTATCCCGTAGAATGGAATCCGCCGGTAGTGTAGTTACCGGTATTTATGTGAGGGTCGGAGTGTGAGCTTCGGCCCTCACTCTAACTATACCGTTAGAACGGTTGGTCGCTCCAAGTGCTCAAAACCTTACCACCATCAGGCAGCAGAAAATACCACTTGAACACGGTGCAATCGAACACTGGCATCTCCAGGCGCTCCCACACCGGCAGTTTGTGACCCCAACCCCGAGCCGACGCAGCCAACTCAGCATCCGACTCCATCAGCCCGTTCCATGACGAGCAAATCATCATCAGATTATCCGGCGTATCCAAAAGTTTCGACCCACCCATGCCACGATTCTTCCGGTGATGAGGAACCAAATCCTCCTCAACCCCACAATGCCAACAATGACTGTCGCGTGCTTGCACGAGCTTGAGGACTTTCTTCGGCACCGCCATAAAGCTAGTTTATACTTAGGGCGGGGATGATATGGGTTCGACGTTAGGCAAAACGGCATGTCCGAGCCGAGCGGAGGCGGGTTCGATTCCCGCCATCTCCACAAATATAGTACCCGTGCCATATTCGCGAACATAGCAATTTGCAAAGCTCTAACCTTACAAACTTGAGCACCGCCCCAGGGAATCGAACCCCGACCCACGCTTTTGGAGAGCGTCATGCAGCCATAACACCTGAGCGATAAATGTTGCTCTAATCCCAGGTTAGCAACACTTCGGAGGCTAGGTGAGGGTAAGGAATAATCCTTACTTATCGTCAGAATCAGATAAGGGTGCCTTATCGGGATTCGGCAATGGCTCGAAATCCTCCAGCTCCTCCAACCAGCGAAGAAACTCGTCACCGTCATCAAACTCCGCCACAGAAGTCCTCACAGCTTCATCTCCGCCTGCACCATCTTCGCAGCAGTCGCCTGCGCCATAATCGCGCTTTCAATTGCCCTCAGCTTTGCTCGAACACGATCCACCTGCGCTTTAGCAAGATCGCGTGCAAGCCTCGCATCCGACGCCTCAAGTTTGGCTTTCGCCTGCCTTTCTGCAACCGAGCCTGAAGCCGATATAAAGGCCCGAGCCTCGATTGTGTCAAGCTGATTCTCACATCGAGCCAAAAGTTCCAAAACCTCCGCATAAACCTCAACACCTTTACGATTCTCTGCCGTCAACTCAGCGAGTTCTTGCACTATCTGTGACGCAATCACACAACATCACCAACCTTTCCATGAGCGCAATCCTGAAAACCTCCGCGTCAGGGTCATTTCTTGCCAGACTTTCCCGGTACGCCTGCGTCAACTCCTGCACGCTTGCTGCCAGAATCCAATGCCTCGGCATACTCTTTGACCTTCGCTAACTCGGTGGGTGACGCCCCCGCCAATTGTGCTTCAGACCACAACAACCGGAGTGCATCAATGTCTGCAATGCTACTAGCCTCAGACACCCAGTCACGTTTCTTCTGGGAGGTTTCGTGACGTTGGACTTTCTGCATCTCCTCCGCCGAAGGCCTCTTGGCACCGGTGAACTCCCCACCCAGGTCAGCCAAACACCTTCCCAAAACTGAGGTCGCGCAATTTTCCACCATACTGACACGATTCACAGGGCTCGAATCAATACGCTCCTCCGCGTAATCAATCGTCACCGGCACAGTGTCGTCACGATCCAAGTACACCTCACCACGCATCACAACCTGTTCCGGGCTGAAATGCACAAGCTCAGTGTGCAGCCGCCCCGAAGGGTACTTCTTCCAAAAGGCATCTATCCTCTCGGCAACCGTACTGTATTGAGAAATATCAAACCTCGCCATAATTGTCCTCCAAATAGTTAGCAATCACACCTGCAGCGAACTCAGAAACCCCGAGCCCCGCCTCATTCGCAGCCGTCAACAACTTTTCATAATCCTTAGCGTCAAGCTGAATCGTCAACGTTACCCAGTTCATCAGCGACCCCTAACCATGACAGTCACATCCGAACGAATCCACTGGGAAATAGTCCTCACCGGCACATCAAACATGCTCGCAATCTCCTTACGCCCCACACCAAGATTGTCGAGTTTGATAGCACGAATCTGGCAGCGGGCCAACAACTCAGTAGCCTTCACCTTCGCCTGCCGGAACTCCTCCGACAACTCACGCACCTCAGCACGCACAAGCGAACGAATCTCATCCGCCTCCAAACGATCCGACAGCTCACGAATAAGCTCCGGTGTTATCTCATGCAACTGTAATTTCATCGCACACCCTTTCCCATAAATCGTCAGCCACCTTGACCAACGAAGCAATCATCGCCTCATCCCGCTCCATAGTTATCACCTTCGGTTCAAACCAGCCAGGCAGAAAAGCGCCGTCACGTTCCTCACGGAGCATCCAAGCGAAGTAACACATTGACGCACCCGTCACAAACAACTGCCACTGCACCTGCCTCCGGTATTGCACAGGGATCCGTTCAGGGTTCCAATCCTTCCCCGTCGTCTTGACCTCGCTGATAGCGTCGTGACCGAGCGTGAGCCCGTCAGGGGTCGCCAGGTAATGATCCGACACCGCCGACGAGATGAGCCAATCATTCGGCATCACACCGTAAGCATCTTTCAAGTGCATAGAAATCGGCCCTTCCCATGCCCTACCAAAAGCCATGTAAGGGTTATCCATCTCCACAAAGTCAGCACGGTAATCCTCGACAGCTTGCTCGAAACCTCCAGGCCCCGCGGCAGCCTTCGCCACCTGAGTTGCTGTCACACCCTCACGCCTAGCAGAAAGCCACCGTTCCGCTGACACGTTCTTCGACGCCACAAACCTCCACGGTTCAATCATCGCCCGTGCATCCTGTCCCAACGGGCCTTAGCCAGTTGATAAGCTTCCTCAACAATCTCGTCACCAGCCTCACTCTTGATTACCTGCAGGGCGTTATAGTCGCGCTCCCACAGGGCACCATTGTCGGAGTAACACGAGACCCATTCTTGAATCATCAAGTCCGCCAGCTTGTGCGCCTCAATATGTGTCACATTGTCACGATCCATCAGTGTCCTCCTCTAGGATTAGGTTATGGGTGACCACAGACAAACAACCTACCGCGACTTTTCCCAGGCCATCGAGGACAACGGCGGTGCGCCGTGCCAATCCTCCCCAGACATTTTCTTCCCCGAGGACTTCCCCCACAAGAAAGTTAGGGATTGCGCCATTCAGGCAGCCAAAGCCCTCTGTGCAGAATGCCCGCTCCAAACCCAATGTTTCGCTTACGCTATCGAGAACGATGAGCGTTGGGGAATCTGGGCGGGCACCCTGCCTCACGAGCGCTAACCATCCTCTGGTTCGTTATCCAGCGGTGTGTACCCGTTCAACTCGTTCAAGTGCAGCCGAAGCACCTGAGCCTGTGTGCGAGTCAAAGACAACGTGCCGGGCTCCCCCACCTGCCACACATCATCCCTCAGCCGAACGGTTACGTCACGCCCGTCAAAGTTCACATCCATCATTTCCTGTCACCCTTCACAATGTTCAACGAAGCCCAAGCCAGCAGACCCAGGCCGATAAGTGTTGACCCGTTCACCACTGCAAGCGGGTTCAACATTCCAGGGAGCAACGTGAAAAGTGCGCCCGCAACAAACACGAACCACCACCTCACAACACCACCACCAAAATCACGGCACCCACCACAACGCTCAACGCCACGAGTGTCCACCCAAGCAAACAGTTCGTGTTCCGTCGCTCCCGCAGAGAACGCCGTGTCACGATAGGCACCTGCACCCCAACATGATCCGTGGCGGGTTTCGGTGCCGGAGGGTTCAGCTCGTTCGCATACAACACGAGCGCCCTTTTCAGCTTCACCTCGTCAGTCAAAATCGACCAACGCTCCTGCGCCGTCAACTTGTGCTGGTGTGCTTTATCCCAAGCCACAATCTCCCGCAGCTCGTCATCGTGAATCTCCTGAAGCTCTATCTCCAGGTTCTTGAAGTACCCCATTGTTGTCCACCTTTCTTGAGGTTGTCCACGACTATACACCAAAACCATAGAAATCCGGTAGCATTGACACTATGGAAGATTTGAGAAGCTACGACGACCTCACCCTAGAACAGCTCGGCGACCTCCGAGCATGGCAACTGGAGCGCCTAGAACGGGTTTCACAAGCCCTCAGAGCCCGCGTGAGAGCCGAACACACCGAGGGTGACAACATCCAGAAGCTTGCCAAGAAACTCGGCGTTACACGGGCGACAATCTACGCCTGGCTGTCGGAATGAAACCGGGCAGACCTCGCACCATAGCCGGTGAAAAATCGGTGCAGGCGAGTTTCTCTGTGTCGCTTGAAGAATACAAAGCTTTGAAACTAGAAGCCGAGAGAACTGGTATGAGTCTAAGCGCGTGGCTCCGCGCACAGGTCACAAAGTAAAAACCCCCGCGAGGTGGAATCGCAGGGGCTTTCGATGGTTACCTTACTGGCATGAATCGCAGTGAAGCAAATCCATCGGATCCACTGGCACAGCGTAGCCGTCAAGGTTCTCAATCAGGTCTGCCATTACTCTGCACCCTTGTCGTAGGTGAGTACTGAGGTGAGTAGCGACATTACACCTGCGAGAGCTGACACAGACAACACCTGCACCCAGTCCACATCCAACAAGCCTGCAGCATTCACACCGATTGTTGCGAGTGCAACCTGAGCGCAAGTTTTCACCGCACGCTCAAGCGAGTAGTCAAAATAGTTCTTTAGCTTATCCATCAGGGTTTCCTCCTTTATGTAGTGTCTTATCTTCCCACACAGCACCGAAAATGTAGCTCGTGAGAATCAGGGTAATCAA